CTGCAATAGTTATGTCTGAAACACAAGATATGTACTACCTGACTGGGCTAAGGATTTGTTCCGTTAGCTTGCCCGGTGGTACTTCTCATGACGACAAGACTACTGCAGAGCGGCACGTGGAGGAAGAACCTATACGCGACCCTTTAATTAGGGTGGTAGATGTTCGACTTCCATCGTCCATGGTAGGAGACGTTCAGCACGAGGCTGAAAATCCTCCCGAAGTTGTTAGAGTCAATGTCCGGCTTGTGCCGCAATCATTGGATCTTACAACGGTGCGTAATGTACGCGGCGTAATTCATGCCCTAATTATCCTTTGTCAAGCTTTTGGCTTTGAAAAGGAGGGGTATAAACTACGTCCCAGCTTGGCTCATTGGGAGCGGCTGGTCGGATTGTGTGGTGGAAATTGGATGAAAGTAGCAAAGTACAAGTTGGCGGCGTTCTATGCGGAGCACAAAGGGCAACCCTTGCCTGAGTGTCCATGGAAGGACCAACAGTCGGATAAACCTTCGTGTTTGTTAGGCGGACGCGCGTACCGGTGGATAAATTCCCTGAAGCAGCGGAGAGGACCAATGGATTTTGAGTCCTTCCTGTCTTCGGTGAAAGCTTCCAAGCGTGGTATGCCCTTGCCTAATGAAGATGAAGTCCTTGAGGGTGCTGAAAAGACCTTTGAGGCTCTGACAACTTATAGAGATGTGCCCGAAAGGGTGACGTTATTTGGTGATGCTGAGATTATTAGTGATGTGTGTTCTAAGCTAAAGGCGGAATCTGGGGGTTGTGCCCCCGCTCCGGCGGAAGTGAAGAATATAGTTATTGATTATGATGAGTATTGCCATAGTAAGTTTGAAGATTATTCGTCGATTGTAACTGAGCTGTCGAGAGACGATCTCATGATTGAGCTTCGTCGTACGGTAGATGAGCTGTTTCCTCGTTATAAGGAAGACGGGGTGATAGAAATGCAGAATGAGTTTTATGGTAAGTATCTGAAGAAAGGATATGTTCCGTCCGTCAAGTCGCACGTTGGTGCGAGTGCCGGGAGAGGAGGCGCATTGGGCGCTCTCTCGAAAGACGTTTTGCTCTCAGAGGAAAGGGCCGTATTGGCCGTTGGAGCTCTTGCTCGTGGTGTAGTTGAAAAGACATCAGCGCATGAGGCCTCCGATGTGGGCCTAAGGTTGAAGAATAGAAGAGAAGTTGAAGTTGATGAGGTAAAATCGCGTGTCAGAAATGATAGGGTTTTTGTGTATGATTATGAGCGGGCCAGTCATGAGGCTAGTTTGTACAATTCTGAGGTAATGCGGCAAGCGTTGGTTGAAATACCCTACGCTCGACCTTCGGGTCTCGCAGAGCCATTTAAGATCAGAGTTGTTACGAGTGGTCCTGTGAAGAGGCAGACCGCACTTATTCCTGTGCAGAAATTCCTTCACGCTCGTCTCAAGAGACATCCTTGTTTCTCGTTGCTAGGTAATGGTCAAATTACGGCTGATTATGTCAGCTCTCGATTGGGATCAGTACTAGCGAGGGGGGAGAAGTTTGGATCTGGGGATTATCGTGATGCGACTAATCAGATATGTTCATGGGCCAGTGAAGTGGTTTGTGAGCGTATTGCAGATAATTTGGAAATGGATGATCGTCTTTATGAGATGTTCTGCCGTTCCCTAACTGGACACGTTATGCTTGGTCCCAAAAAGACTAAGTATGAGGGCGTCGAGAGGGTGCAACGGAATGGACAACTTATGGGGTCGGTAACAAGTTTCCCGATACTCTGTATCATCAATGCTGCTATATGCCGCTTTGCCATTGAGTTGGGAAGGGGCCGATATCACAAGATTTCACTCGCGAAAGCGCCGTTGGCTATTAATGGAGATGATTGTGTCTTTAGGACCAGCTCCCTTGGTATGCAATGGTGGCGTCGGATTGGAAGTGCGTTGGGATTGGATGAGTCGGTTGGAAAGACTTATTATAGCGGAGAGTTTGCAGAGATGAATTCCAGGGCCTTCTTATACCGGCCTGCTGGTGTCCTGGGGGTTGTGCCCCCAACATCGACAGTCTGGTTCGAGATGGTTCCAGTCGTTAATCTCGGCTTATTGTTTAATCGCAAGAGGTCGGGAGGTAATGATGGTCTTGGTTCTACGAAGGGTGGTTCCATAGGGAAGAAGGCGTGTGATCTGATTGAGGGACATCCTCCAGACATTCGCGACTTTCTAATGTCCGAATTTATCAGAAGAAACAAAGAGCTTCTTTCTAGGTTTCATAGTATTCCGTGGTATGTTCCCGAATCGTGGGGCGGCGTTGGCTTGCCCATGTGGGGAGATTCAAAGGATCCTGCTGAATTGCGGGGCCCCTCGGAACTCGACTTACAGATATTTAGACGCGTGGCATCTAACATCGATAAGTGTCCTCCTCGGACATTAATGGATGCAAGTGAATGGATGGTGCGTCAGGTAGCTGGTGAAACTTTCCCGATATCGCGAGTGCGCGAATCGGTGCTAACTGAGAAGGAGAGACAACTGTCATCGGAAACGTTGAGCCTAATTTATGCTAGGACAGCTGCTGTATATTCTGTACAGAGTTTGTCATCGCAGGTCGGTCGAACTAAGGAAGAGCGCAAGTTAATCGCGCGCCTTGGAGCCGATCAAGCGAAGCAGAGGTTGAGGTGGAATGAAAAGTTGTGGTCTCCCAGTTTGGGGAAAATTCCAAGATTACCGGAAGGAGTGAGGTTAGTGAACTTGATGGACCGATTGTTTGAAGGTGCACCTAAGTTTGTTGATTTTATTGCCGTTAGGGATGTGAATGGCGTTGGGCCTATTCGACATGTGCGATCCGAAGCTAAAGTTAAGCAGTCAGACGATACCCGTCTCCATTCCTTATGGAGAACCTATTATTCGGAGTATACCTACGAAGAGTTTGTATTACTTATGAGTGATATGGGTGTTGTGCCAGCATCCGCATTGGGCGGTATGGTACGACCGGTTGGTCGGAATGG